TTTTCGCATTAGTCTTAACATTAAGTGGCTTATCCAAATTATCGTGGGAGTTGGGTTCATTGTTATGGGCTACTTACGTATTGAAAACAGAATTGCAGATCTTGAGCGTAGAATGGAATATGCTAATTCCAGCATTGAAGAACTTGTAGAAAAACATATAGAAGAAGAAGAAGTAAAAATAACTAAGATGCAAGAACAATTAGAATGGTACGAAACAGAATTAAATTTAAACCCTTTAAGTTGGGGAAAGAAAAAAAGAAAGAAATAACTAAATCAAATAATTGGTGGGTAGAAGATATATCAATTAACTTAGATGATTTTGAATCAAATTATTTTATTAATAGAGAGGTAAGGAGGGTTAGGTAATGCCGATGCCATTTCACTGTATAGAATGTGATAAACCAATAAGTCAAGCTTTACATGGAGTTTGTGATGAATGTGAAAATCAAGAGGAGGAATAATGGACTTCATGGCGATTTACAGCGAAGCGGGTATGATAGGTGTCGTAGGGGCTTTGCTAGTGTATATGGTTTACTCTATGAACAAAAGAGGGTCGGAGCAGGCAGACGCTTTGCAAGACTTGAAGACAGAGAACAGGGGTCAGAGTGAAACTCTTGAAAATATTGAAGGTATGGTTATTAAGCTTATTAACCGCTGGAATCAGAGTGACGACAAACTTGACAGAAAGTTTGATTCGATTACGAAGGAAATTAATGATTTGGACAATCAAGTATCAGAAATAAAAGGTAGCTTGTCCAGAGTAAATGGTAAACATTAGGAGTTATTATGGCAGCTAAGAAAGACCCGAGGTTAAAAAGAGCAGGAGTTAGTGGTTTTAATAAACCAAAGAGAACTCCCGGACATCCTACTAAGTCTCATATAGTAGTAGCTAAAGAAGGTAGTAAAATAAAGACAATTAGATTTGGGCAAAAAGGAGCTAAAACAGCTGGTAAACCTAAAGCTGGTGAGTCAAGAAGAATGAAAATGAAAAGAAAGTCTTTTAAAGCTAGGCACGCAAAGAACATTGCTAGGGGTAAAATGTCAGCTGCATATTGGGCAAATAAGGTAAAGTGGTAGTATTATGGCTAAAAAAGTAAGTTGGATGTGGGGCGGTAAGCGCTACTCGGGAACATTAATTAGAGAAACTAAAACTCATAAGTTCGCTAGAACTCATAATGGCAAGATTAAAAAGATTGTCAAGAAGAAAAAGAAATAATGGATAGCGTAAAAGTGTCATCAGCTAGTCTTGTTAATTATGGATTATCTCTAGCAGAGGTAAGTTTACTATTGCAATGTGTTGTTGCTGTAATGACAATAATTTATTTAGGATATAAAATAACAAATATAAGGAAACAATAATATGGAATGGTTATCGTTAAGTAATTTTGCATACTTGGTTGCTATCTTAATCGGTGGTTACATGAGCGTAGTTGCTGTAAAGTGGAGACCTATTTTAAAAGAGTTTAAAGATGTAGCTGAAAAGTATAATGAAGCTATGAAAGATGGTAAACTTACTGCAAAGGAAAAGCAAGCTATTGCAAAAGAGTCAATGGATATCTTATCTGTAGCTATTAGAATGGTTTGGAAGTAATGTATAAGTTTGGCAAAAGGTCAAAAGAAAGACTTAAAGGAGTTAAACCAGAACTTGTTAATGTTTTAAACGAGCTTGTTAAAATAATGGATGTTACGGTTATAGAGGGATTAAGGACTAAAGAAAGACAAGAAGAGCTTGTTGCTAGTGGTGCTAGTAAGACAAAGTATAGTAAGCATTTAGAAGGTAAAGCTGTAGATTTAGCTCCTTATCCTATTGACTGGAAAGATAGAGATAGGTTTCATTATATGGGCGGTATGATTAGAGGTATCGCAAAGCAATTAAATGTTAATGTTCGTTGGGGCGGTGACTGGGATGGTGATGGTGAAACTAAAGATAATGGCTTCGACGACTTAGTTCACGTGGAGTTAAAAGGTTAATGCCTAAATTATATTACAATATTAAGAGTTTTTCTCGTGGAATAAATAACGATATAGATTCTAGAGATATACAGAAAGACGAGTTTGCTTATCTTAAAAACTTTTCTATAGATTCTGAAGGACAAATGAAAAGTTCTGGTAAATTATTTAGCCATAAAAGCTCTCCATTAGGAGGCGCTATACTTCCTAGTTCAAAATACGTATCAAGAAGAGGTGGTATTGGTTATCTAAAGTCTAACATAAGTGGAGCAGGAGGATATAATCTTTTTTATTTTGAATCAGATCATGGAGTTGGATATAAATATTCAATAACGCATGATACGCCTGCTGGAAGTCCATTTTTAGATGGTCAAATAACTTTTACTAATCCAAGCACTAGGCAGTCATCTGGTTTTGGAGACCCTGCTGCACCACCAAATAATACGGAGACTGGTTAATGCCTACACCAACTAAACAATATATGACTCTTCACGGAGGTGAAGACAATGCTACATATACTTCTGGTAAGATTTCTATTGGAGACTTAATAAAGATAAGTCGTTCAAACAGTAATAATGGTATCTTTACCGTATCTGATATTATAGTAGGTGAGGAAACAATATCAGGAGCTGGCAAGGATATTCATTATGTGTTAAGAGGTAGAGGTATTACTAATGAAAATAATACAGATGTATCTGTAGATATATATATCCAAGAAAATGTCGGTGATAAATTAATAGCTCTTGGCAACTCTAATGAAAATATTAATAACCAATTAGAAGACAGGGATTCAACATTTTCAGGAGGTCTTAATAATTGGACTAATGGAAGTGGTAGTAATGCTTTTACAGCTCAAAGTGTTACTAGCGGAGCTACGGAAGGTGCGTTTTTTACAGACCCATATTTGTATTTAAATCCTAATGGAGGGGTAGGTAGTCCTATAAAATATATTACTCTTGATGGTGCTTACTTTGAAGATGATGGAGGATTGAGCGGTGAGAGCATGATTGAGAATAGAATATATAGACTTACTTTTTCTATAGAAATGCCTACAGATAATTTTAATGTTGGAACTGTAACCGTTGGTTTTTCAGATGATTCATATAATATAGATGCAGATGCTTCAATTGCGTTCTCTACCGCTTTAACAGCTAGAACAGCTAGTTTTGATTTTGTATACGCTGGTAGTACTACTCATGCAAAAATAATAATTCACTCATCTGTTGGAGCAGATTTTGATTTATATATAGATAATGTTACACTATCAGCAGTTGATGGTCAAGCTGGAGCTATTGATGTTTGGTCTTATAATCAAACAACTGATTCTAGTAGTGATAATAATGGATGGACTAGAGGAGCTATAAAGCCTACTTTATCTGGTAATAATAATAAATATATATTCCATGTTGCTGATGAAGCAATTAGAGTCTCTAATATAAATGATTCAAATCCATCTTATATTAAATGGTATGGATATATACAAAGAAATCAATTTGCGTTAAAAGAAGGATTGTCGTTTAACGAGTATCAACAGCATCCAAATATTTTATCTTCTCCAGTTAATAAAGCTGGATTGTCTTTTTCATATATAACAACTAGTCATACTCCAACAGTTCTTGATAATTATCACAGAGTGCATAGCAATGTAGTTAGAGGAGTTAAATATCAGTTAGCGGATAGCGTGAGTGCTTTAAGATTAGACGCTCCAAATGGTATAGATTCTAATCAAAAATTTTTATCATTTGAAAATACTAGTAATACTGATGTTAATGACCAATTAAATTCTGGAGATGTTATAACAATAGAACAAAACGGATTAACTGTAAAGCCAGATGAATTTATGTTAGTAACTAGAGAGGCTCATAATTTTGGAGCTGTAGAAGTAGAGAGAGGCTATGGTGGGAGTATAAAATCTACTACAGCAAATCACTCAACTCCAATTTTAGTAAGAGGCGCGGGTTTTAATATAGCAGTTACTGAGCATACTGATGCTGGGTTATGGCCAGAAAATAGTTGGGAATTTTATCAAACTTTTGTATACGATGGTAATGGTATATCTCAAGAATCCTTGCCAGTTCAAATAAGTGATGGAGCTTCTCCTCTTGCTGGTGGTTATTTGAATAATACAGTCGGAAATTATAAATTTAAATTTAGTATCTATGCAGATGTGTCTTACAATGGTAGGGTATCTGGTGGTAGAATATATATAAGAGAAAAAAATTCAAGAGAACCTCTAACTTTATTTGCTGATATAGATATTGTAAATGGAGTTAGAATGTCATTACTTGAAAATTTTACTCAATGGAGTTATAATGACACAAATTGTGATGGATTTTATGTAAATGATTTATATTCTGATGGCCCTAATATAGACACATATTCTTCATTAAATGGGTTTAGCTCAGAGGAAGAATATATATCCTTAGGAAAGCAAGGAGAAAATTATAAAACATCTGTAGTTGCAAATAGAAGAGCTTTTTTAGCTAATGTAAATGTAAGAAATAACAATAATGAATTAGTAAAATATGGCGACAGAATAATGTATTCAGAGATTAATAGGTTTGATACATTTTTAGGGTCTAACTATCTCGATGTTTCAGTAGGAGATTTTGGAGAATATGTTGTTTTACATTCTTTTGCTGATAGATTATTAGCATTTAAACATAAAGTAATACATGTTATAAATATCGGCAATCCTAATCCAGCTTCTTGGTATCTAGAGGAGTCATTAGAAAACTTAGGATTATCTTATTCATTTAATTCTTGTCAAACTAAATTTGGAATTATCTGGTTAAATGAAAGTGGTTGCTATATATATGATGGCAATAAAGTTGTTAATTTGTTAGATAGAAAAATAAGTATATTTAGCCCTAACTTTAGCATAGCTTGGAATGATTTTGTCAATGGAACTTCTGGAGTTAAGGATGCTATGGTAGGTTTTGATAATTTGTCAAACAGTCTTATAATATTAAGGTCTCCTAACGACTCATCTACATATAGTAACTTATCTTTTATATATGATTTTAATAGCGGAGGATGGTCTTTTAGTGATAGCGTATCAGTAGATAGTTCTTTTTATTCTAACTTTGTTAGAGACTATGATAATAATTTAGTAGTTGCCAGAGAAGATGGTAATTTTGTAAATTTTGAGAAGTATTTACCAGTGTCTTCTACTCAGTCTTCACATGAATTTATAACTGGAGACTTAGATTTTGGAGAACCAGCAATATCTAAAAAAGTTTACTCTATCAGATTGACTTATAAAAGCACAGTTACAGATTCTTCAAATATATTTCAATACGCTATTAATGGTAAGAGAAATTGGCAAGATATAACTGGCACATTGCCTGATACTTTTGCCGTCCAACCTCAGTCAGATGGGTCTACAAACACTATAGATGGTATTTCATTAACCTCGTCAGCTTCAGATAAAGTTTTTAATGTTGATGATGCTAGTGTTTTTGACATAGGAGATATTATAAAAATATCTAGTGACATAATGCTAATTACTAACATATCTGGGAATACATTAACGGTAGAAAGAGGGTATGGTAATACTGCATTATCAACAGTAAGTACGGCACAAGTTATATATAAATTAAATTGGGAAAGTTTGCAATTTAAATTACCATCTGTTGTTTCTTGTCAGAGTATACAATTCAGAATGAAATCTACTGCCTCTACTATAATACATATAAATGATATGAATGTAGAATGGAGAGCTATCAGAGGAAAGGTAGTATCAGATGGATAGACATACAAGAAAACTTATCAATAATAAACAAGATAATCTTTTAAATATTACCGATGGTTCTATAAGCAGGCTCGTAGAAGGTCAGTTATCTGTAGGTCAAAAACTTGGAGAGCATTTATCTTTAGTTTTAAGAAAAGGTAAAAGACTTTTTAAAATACATTTAAGTCCAGATGGAGACTTTTATGTAGACAAGCATCATTTTGTGAAAGGTAATGCTTTTGTAGATGGTACTGTTTATGGAAATCAAATACATTGGTACGCTCATAACTTTACAGCGACAACTAGTGCAAAAACTTATTTAGAATTTAATAGAGATGCTGGTAGTACAAGTATAAATAGCTATAATAAGTTTGTAGTACCTTATGATGGTAGATTAATTAGGGCTGAGTTTAGAAGTGAATTTGTAGGTGGGAATACAGTTATGGGATTTCATAGAGCTAGTAATGGAACTACAAATCCGAGTACCACTCCAATAGAATCAATAACAAGAAATATAGCAAAAGCAGATACGACATACGAGTATAGATTTACTGGTGCAGCGAGTTTTAATAGAGGAGATGTTGTATCCATATCTGTAGACCCTACTAGTAACGTACATGAGGTAAATGTAACTACTATATGGTCTTTTAATATATTAAAGTAGGAGAATAATTATGGCATTAACATCAATGGAAGCAAGACTAAAGATGATGCAAGAGAGAGCTGATATTCAAAAAGCTCTTGCTCCAGCACAATTTGAATTAGCTAAGAAGATGGGAGAGAAGGGTAAGAAGACTGCTATGGGTTCATTCTTAGGGCAAATAGCGCCAAAAGCTTTAGATTATTTAATTGGAGGAGGATTAACTTTGGTTAACCCAGCTCTTGCAGCGTCTTATGCGGCCGCTAAACCACTTAGGAGTTTAGCTACTGGAGCACTTCAGAAAATAGGAATGGAAAAAGGAGCTGAATATTTTGGAGGTCAAGTAGATGTTCCAGAATTTGAAGGGCTTATGAAGCAGTATCTAGGAGAAACTGTAAGTGGAGAAAAAGCAATGAGATTTGATAGAGGTATTACTGAATCTATTGAGTCTCAAAAAGATTTACAACTTGGTATGTTAGAAGATATGGTTGAAACGGAAGCTTTAAAGACTGGTCTAACAACAGCTGGAAAAGGTTTTCTATCTTTATTACCAACTTTAAATGTAAAAGTAGAAAACTTACCGCAAGCTCCAGAAGCAACTGATGTTGCTGATACTTCTATTATGGATGAAATATTACCAGACTTGACAAGAGATAGCACTAGGATAGCTTCAGCCCCAGAGATAGGAGGAGCTGGAAAAGCAATGGTTACTTCAAAAAGCGAAGGTAATATAATACCTATGCCAACTGATTCAGGAATGCCTGATGGAACAAGCTTTGAGGCGATATTAGATGCTGGGAATATTAAAAAAGGTCAAGTTCTACAAGCAGGTAGTCCAGAGGCTATGGCTTATATAGAAAGTCCAGAGTATCAAGACTATTTGTCTGGCTTTCATCAAGAAGTAGAAATAAGTAATATAATTAAGCAAGCTCAATCTCAAGGAATGGGAAACCCTTTTGCTAGAATAGGACATGAATCCTTATTAGGAAAGACTCCATTTGCTATAGATGATTATAAAGGTGAGCAGTATATTGGTGGAGGATTAGTAGGGTCTGGTATGCCTTCATTTCCACCTAGTGACCCTAGAGCATCTAAGAGGC